CTGAAGAAATGGCGGAGTCGGCAGCGCGGTCGGCAGCGCGGTCAGCAGCGCGGTCGGCGGCGTGGTCGGCGGCGGAGTCGGCGGCGGAGTCGGCGGCGGAGTCGGCAGCGCGGTCGGCAGCGCGGTCGGCGGCGGAGTCGGCGCGGTCGGCGGCGGAGTCGGCGGCGTGGTCGGCGTGGTCGGCGTGGTCGGCGGCGGAGTCGACGTGGTCGGCGCGGTCGGCGGCGGAGTCGGCGGAGTCGACGTGGTCGGCGCGGTCGGCGGCGTGGCAATTCGAACGCGATACGTTGTTGACGATTTTGCGCGAAATGTGATGCTGACCGATATCCGTATCCCTATCCAACCCGATACGCTCATTCTTGAACGCGATACGCTTGATTCGTGGATCATCGACAGCGTGCAGGGTTCAACAGTACTTATCGTTCGTGTAATTGATGGTCTGCGCCGGAACGTAGCGCGCGATACCATTGACGAGTTGTATAGCTAGATCAAACCGTCACCGACGTTACACTAGGGTCATAGCTCATAACTATGGCCCTTTTTCATGCCCTACCCCTACGCGCACGACTTCCGTGCTCCCGACTACTCGCGCATCTTTCAATGGCGCGTCGACAAGCTCCATCAGCTACGCGCCGATCCGGCGTTGCTTAAAGCGGTCCTGACGCATTATCGTCACAATCCAATCGACCTGATCGAAGATTGGGGATGTACGTATGACCCGCGTAATGTCGGCTCACAGTACCCCGCCATGCTGCCGTTGATCCTGTTCCCACGTCAACGTGAGTTTCTGCAATGGGTCATCGAGCGTTGGAAAGCCAAAGAATTTGCAGTAAGTGACAAGTCGCGCGATATGGGCCTTTCATGGATGATGGTGTCACTGTTCACCGCACTGGCCGTTACTAACGAAGGGTTCACAGGCGGATTCGGGTCGCGCAAGGAAATCCTTGTTGATCGTGCCGGTGACCCTGACTGTCTATTTTTCAAAATCCGCATGTTCCTGTCATTGCTGCCAGTTGAGTTCCGGGGCGGTTGGGTCATGGGTGGACGGGACTGCGACAAGTCGATGCTTATCACGATACCGTCAACTGGCGCAGTGATCCGGGGTGAAGCAGGCGACAACATCGGCCGGGGCGGTCGCGCATCCATTTATTGCCGTGACGAAGCGGCGTTTATTGAACGGCCCCAACTGAGCGACGCTGCTTTGTCACAGAACACGAATTGCCTGATTGACATCAGTTCGGTCAATGGCTTTGACAACCCGTTCGCAGAGAAGCGTCACAGTTGGCCCGAACATCGTGTATTCACCTTCCAGTGGCGTGACGATCCGCGCAAGGATGAGGCATGGTATGAAAAGCAGAAAGAGAACCTTAACCCGCTTATCGTTGCGCAAGAAATTGACCTTGACTATTCAGCATCCAAGCAGGGTGTTGTCATACCTTCCGCATGGATACAATCTGCCATCGGTGCTGCGCGTAAGCTCGGTATCACGATCAAAGGTGAACGTCGTTCGGCGCTCGATGTGGCGGATGAGGGGCTTGACCTGAACGCATGGGCCGGTCGACATGGTATCGAGCTACAGCACATAGACGCCTGGAGCGGTCAGGGCAAAACAATATTCTGGACAACGGAACAGGCGTTCTTACGCTGCGATGAGTTTGACTATGATAACTGCCGGTATGACGGCGACGGGCTTGGCGCTGGTGTACGCGGCGACGCGGCGCAGATCAATGGTCGGGACAACCGCAAAGGATCGCAACGCAAGTTCACTGAGTTTAAAGGTAGTGGTGCTGTCGTCAACCCTACCGCGCTGGTCTACAAAGGTGATGACCGTGGTGTCGGGTCGCGTAAGAACGAAGATTTCTTCAAGAACCTGAAAGCACAATCATGGTGGTCATTGCGTATGCGCTTTGAGAAGACGCACCGCGCCGTGGTGGATGGCGCGGTGTTTGACCCTGACGAACTTATCAGCATCAGTGAACAGATACCGCCGCACGTACGGACCAAGCTTGTTGCAGAACTGTCACAACCGACATACGATATCAACACGGCTGGTCAGATGATTATAGACAAGACGCCAGACGGCACACGCTCACCGAACCATGCGGACTCGGTGATGATCCTGTACGCACCGCAGGAAAAGAAATCGTCATTGTTTGCATGAACGTTAGTAACGGTTTATACTCCGATGACCTAATCCACATTGGAGTTTTAATGGAAACTATCGCGTGCATTGCATTCGTCATAGCCTGTTGGGGTATCGTCAGTAACGCCATACCGCGCATCGTTAGATGGACGCAGGCCGTTACTTTCGCAATCAGCGCGGTTGGAGCAGGAACGATTGCGCATTTCATCATAGGGGCAATGTTTAAATGACTACACCTGTTCGCATCACCGTCAACGGTCACCGCGTATTCGTTGGACCGCAGGCGTTCGCGTTTTCATCACAGGCCGCAGCGGCGCAGGCGCAATGCACACTGCGTGAGCCGCTCCATATCCCTCGCGGCGGCAACAAGTTCGACAAGCAGGACGTCGGTGTATTTGCTGCGCTCGAAGCGGCGTTCAAGGTGGCGCAATCATGACCCTCACCGATATTTCGCGCCTGCTCAAGTTCGCCAAGGTGCCTTGCAGCAAGACGGTTGAATGCTTCTACCCCAATCCGTCAATCGAAGTGTTCGTTCCAATGACACACTATCTGATCGTCAAGGAAGTCGTTAAACGACTCGACGTGCTGCCGGGTTCGGACCTTCGCATATCGCCGCTGACCAGTCGTGACGTCAAGCCGAATCAGCATGTGTATGTCAAGGTGAAGGGCGTAACGACTGGTCACACTGATGTCAACGACGGATCGGACTGGCGCGAGAAACTTCGCCGTCGACGCGAATCTGCTCGTATGCGAAACTGCGACGTTGTTGTAGAATGTGCATCGGTGGTTGTATCGTAACAATTGCGCTGCATTTTCTGGACCGTGACCGTTCTGCGTAGCGACGGCGGCACCGGATATAGAAGGCTGACGGTTGAGCGCCCTGCAACTACCAAACGCCCCATTCTGACCGATGGGGCGTTTTCTTTTGCGGTCATACTTGCCAAACCGTTACTAACGGTTCTATACTTCACACCATCATCAACCAATGTGAGGTGTGAAATGAAAAAGTTGGCAATCGCGGTAGCCGTAGCGCTCGCATCTGTTAGCGCTCACGCACAAGACTGGTTCCAGTTTGAGGCAGGCGTCGGCGTCGGAATCGCGAAAGATATGGGTGACGGCACGTGGATTCAGGACGGCTCACCCGACAATCGCGAGAAGTTGACGTTCCCCGTCATCACTGCTGGTATCACGGGTGAGCTATATCAGAGCAGGTCGGTCGATGTGCGCTATCACGCTGACTATGCGTACCTTGGTGAGCAACGCGCGAGCGTTATGGGCGTGCCTGACGATCAATACAACGGTCAGACGCATAGCATCACCGGATACCAGGGTGAACGATTCAGTCCGTTCAATGGTCACGGTCACGTGCAGGGCATCCCTGTCACGCTTGATGTGGGTTATACGCTATACGGCTGGCGCGTTGGTGTCGAAGCGGGCGTTTGGGCCTACTGGCAGACGTGGCACGAATCGCTGTACAACCTTGCCGACCAATGGCAAGACCTTTCCCACAAGACGACAGTACAATTCGGCTATGTTGTCGGCGCGAGTGTATCGCGCGGCCCGTTGAGTCTGTCGTACCGTTACTACAATGTGCGGCAGTTGTGGAACCCCAATCCCGGCCTTGTAACCGGTGCAAACGTTGTAACCCTCACCTACCGTTTCTAGGACAAATTCAAATCATGGCAAAACAAACTGAACTTAGTAACTTGCTCAAGTCATTGCACCGCGCGATCTATGCGCATGTCGACTTGAGTCGCACACCGCACGTAACAGTAACCGACGTGCGGTTGAAACACACGGAGGAAGAAGTCGACAAGGCGACGAAACGCTTGTTCTCATACTTCGACAAGATGCAAGAACAGATCGACACCGGTGAGCGCGACAAGACGGCATTGCGCGACCTGTTGATACACGCGCAGGACACT